ATTCAGGTTTCTGATACAACTAATAACACTTATGAGTTGTCGGAATTGTTGATGGTAGATGATTATAATGCAGATTTAGGAACTTCTGATGCTTATATCGTTCAGTATGGTAATGTTGCAACTGTTTCGGGATTAGGAACTTTCGGAGCACAAGTTAATACTTCTGCATCTGCTAAGTATTCAGAATTAATGTTTACACCTAATGCTGGTATTGCGGTACAAGTTAAGGTATTCATGAATGCTTTCCAGATTGAAGATGATGATAAAGATATTATTGAATTTGATAATGGTTCTATAGAGACACTGTATAATCTCTATGAGGGAACTGAGAAATCAATATTAAGATCCTTTAATTTGACTCATAGAAATAATGAGATCTTTAATAAATCATTTACTCAAAATGACACTACTATTGTAGATACTACAAATGATACAATTAGATTACCTAATCACTTCTTTGTTACTGGCGAAGAAGTACGATATATTCATGCTGGTTCTGGTACTACCATGGCTATTGGTTGTGAGACAACTAGTGGATTCAGTGGAGTTGGTGTAACGGATAAATTGCCTGGTACAGTATACATCTATAAAGTTAATGAAGATAGTGTTAAGATTGCAACTAGTGCAGAAAATGCATTAAAAGCAATTCCTGATACATTGGGTATTAGTACTGTTGGAGTTGGTACTTCTGCAAGATTTGCATCTATTAATCAAAATGCAAAATGTGTGCTTGCTCTTGATAATATTATTCAATCACCTGTTGTTTCAACTTCTGTAACAACTGGTCTTGCTAAGACATGTTATACAACAGATGATCTTCTTACCTTTACTGGTATTACATCCTTTATTGGAGGGGATCAGATTAAGATTGAAGATGAAATAATGCGAATTGATGGGGTTGGTATTGGTAGTACTAATGTTATTAGAGTTCGCAGGGCTTGGATGGGAACTGCATTGCAGAATTATACTCCAGGTACTCAGGTAACGAAGATTGGTGGAAATTATAATATTGTAGAAAATACTCTTACATTCTCTGAAGCTCCTTATGGTAATTTACCATTTGGAACATCAACTAATCCTCCTGATGATAGAGACTGGACTGGTATATCAACTTCTTCTAGTTTCCAAGGAAGAGTATTCTTGCGTTCTGGAATAACTGATAGTGCTAATGAAACTTATTATAAAAATAAGGTTTTAGATGATGTTTCTAGTGAATTTACTGGATCTAGAAGATTCTTTAATTTAAAATCTGATGGTAGCAATGTTACTGGTATTGCAACGGAAAATGCTGTAGTTCTTATTAATGATATCTTCCAGGGACCAGGAGCATCATCCAATTATACCATGACTGAAAATGCTGGTATAACCTCTATTAGGTTTACTGGTACTGCTACTTCTATTGGTAATGATGTTAATACATCCAATCTTCCAATTGGTGGTGTAATTCTCTCAGTAGGTTCTACTGAAGGATTTGGTTATCAACCTTTAGTTGCTGCAGGAGGAACTGCAGTTGTTTCTGGAGTTGGTACTATTTCAGCAGTTACTCTTGGATATACTGGATCAGGTTATAGATCTGGTATTGGTCAAGTTGTTAATGTTGGTATTCAGACTCAAGCAGTAACAGATACAACTAATATTACTGGTATTGGTACTGCTCTTATTGGATCTGATGGTGCTTTAACTGGAATTGCTATTACTAGTACAGCAGTCATTTACAGACCAAGAGATATCTCAAATGTAGGGTATAATTCAGTAACTGGTATTAGTACGATCACTACTGCTCGTAATCATGGATTGAATGCTGGTGATGAGATTAATCTTTCTGGAATTGCATTTACTTGTGAATATGCTCCTCCATTAGGAATCAGTACTGTTGGTTATAGTACAGCAACTGGTGTTATGACTGTCACTACTGCTGTGGGTCATGGATTAACAACGGTTGGTGGCACAAAGAGTAATGTTGTATTTACTGGTCTTGCCTTTACTTGTGCTTTAGATAGTGGAGCTCAGAATCACATTTACCCAAGAAATAGAGATCGTTTCTATAATACTTCCATTGAAGTTACTGGAGTTGGTAATACTCTAACTGCAAGTAATGCTGTATATGATCCTGTAGTTGGTATTGTTACTATTACAACTAGTGCGGTTCATGGAATGGCAGTGGGTGATAAAGTTAATATTGCAGATAATTCTTTAACATTTACATGTTCAAAGGATGCTCATACGACAGATCATACTTATCCTAGACCTGGAGATTATGCAAGTGGTAAGTGGTTAGATGTCTTAACTGTTCCAGGAACAAAGAGATTCTCTGTCAAGATTTTAGATTATACACCTTCAAGTAATACTGGAGTTCATACTTTTGTTTCTGCTACTTCATCAGGTATTACTACTCAAACTGGAGATATAACAGTTAATGTAACTGCAGCTGATCCTAAGTTCCAATATGCTCATACATTCGTAGGAACTGCTGGAACAGGTCCTATTAAGACTGGTGGTGCATATGGTCACCATTTTGTTGGAGCAAAGCCAGGAGCATTAATCAGTGGTGGTAGTTATCTTCACTCATTCTCTAGTGCAGTAACTGGTGGAGTGACCATTACAGGTGTTGGTACAACGACCCCTACAGACGCTACATATGACGCTGAGACGGGTGATTTGGTCATGACCATCTCTAACCATGGTGGTGTCGTTGGAGGCACTGTAGGGATCGCTACAGGAGGTATATCATTCAAGTGTTCCTTGGATGGATATGAAACCATTCATGCTTATCCTCGTCAGCATGATCCTATTGGTGAAACCACTGCAGATATTACTGCTGTAACAGGAGATACTGTTACTATTAATGTTGGAGTTTCTACTTTAGTTAAATTTACTCCTACTGGTGCTACTTATGATGGTGATACTGGTAATATGGTATTAACTGTCTCAAGTCATGGTTTACGGGGTTCTACGGAGCATACAGTAGTACATGCAGACTATAATCCTACTACAGGTATTATGACATGTATGGTTCCTAATCATCCATTTGTTAATGGTGATAGGGTCAAGTTTGCAGACAATTCTTTAACCTTCACATGTGCCAAAGATAGTCATGCAACTAATCATACTTATCCAAGAGCATCTGATCCTAAGGCTAATAAGTGGTTAGCAATTACTGGTGTAACAACTAGTGTCTTTGAAGTTCAAGTATTAGATACAATTCCATCAACAAATACTGGTATTCATACCTTTGTTAGTGCAACCACTAATGGTATGACAAAAGCAGGTGAATCTGTTCGATTAGCAAATGAAGGATTCACATTTACTTGTGATATGGATCAGCATGGAAGTGAGCATTCATATCCTCGTGGTACTGATCCAATGTATAATACTGCGGTATCTATTGGTGCTACTACTGCTGATACATTAACTTTAAATGTTGGCAGAACCCCTGTGGTTTCTTATGGTGCTACTACTGCAACATACTATCAAACTAATGGTGATTTGGTACTTGGAATTGGTACTCATAATGTTACTAAGGGAGATAGTATTAAGATCGCTAGAGAATCTCTGATCTTTACTTGTACTAAAGATAGTAATGCAACTCAACACAGATATCCTAGAGAGGGTGATCCATCTTATGCAGGTGTACCAGTTGCTGGTATTGTAAGTGCAACAGGATTTAGTGTTAATATTGGTGTCACAACAATACAGAATTACTATACTGGTGCTACATCATATGCTTCTGTTCAACCAGTAATTATTGCTCCTAGACCAACTGATGAGGCTGCACCTGGTGCAACTGTTCTCACGGTTATTAATGATAAGTCTTTTGAGGTTCAAACAGGTATTTCAACACGTAGACACTACTATTCACGAGGTGGACAAGTTGAAAAACCAATGGATGTTGTAATTGATGATCCACTTTCATACACCAATATACCTTTACAATATGCTAGTGGAAGTAGTGGTATTGGATCTGAAGCAACTATTGATGTCGTTGTTGGACAAGGATCTAGTGTAACAGACTTTAGAATTAATAATACTGGTTATGCATATGGTTTAACTGAAACTCTAACTATTCCATTTGGTGGTGGAAGTGGAATTCCTACCAGTACTTCCTTTACTAATAATCAATTTGAACTTACGGTTGATAGAACATTTAGTGATGAGTTTACTGGATGGACTATTGGTACATTAGAAGCACTTGATGATATTTCCAATCTCTTCAATGGTGGAAGAATAACATTCCCATTATCACAAGGTGGAACTCAAATTTCTATTAGAGCAGGTAAGGGATCTGTTATTAATGTTCAGGATGTTCTTATAATTACTGTTAATGATATTCTTCAAGTTCCTGGTGGAGGATATAAATTTGATGGTGGTAGTATAATTGAATTTACTGAAGCACCTAAAGCAGGTGATACATGTAAGATTCTCTTCTATAAGGGAACTGGAGATGATGTGGATGTTATCTTTAGAAATATTATTGAAACTGTTAAAGTTGGTGATAATTTACAGATTTATGAAAAAGATGATCAAGGAGAGTTTTGGAGAGAAAATCCTAGAGCAGTTACTCAGGTAACATCAACTGATACTGTAGATACTGTTCCATATTATGGGCCAGGAAATACTTCTATTGAATCTATGCTACGTCCTGTTAAATGGTGTAGACAGACTGAAGATAAGATTATTAATGATCTTCCTGTTGGAAAAGATAGAGAATTGTATGAACCAGTTATTAATCCTACAACTACTATTATTCAGTCAGTTGGTATTGGATCAACACAGGCATGGGTTCAAAGTGTAAGACCATTCTTTAATCCTCAGAATGAAATTTCAAGTGCTTTACTCAGTTTCCAAGATAAGGTAAAACTTGTAAGACCTTCAGGAACTAAAGTCGCTGCTGCTGCAACTGCTGTGGTTTCTGGATTAGGAACTATTTCTTCCTTTGACGTTACTGAGGGTGGTGTGGGATATGCTGCAACTCCTAGTGTAAGTATTGGTAAAACTACTGTTGGAGTAGGTACCACTGCTGATGCTGTGGGTACGGTAAGTATAAGTGGTGGAGTTGTTACTGGTATTGCTGTATCAGTGATGGGATCTGGTTATAGTCAATCAAGTCCTCCTGCAGTTCTTATTGGACCACCAGTTGTACAAGAAGAGGAAAATAAAGTTAATAATTATCTAGGAGATGAAGGTGTTGTTGTTGGATTTGGTACAACAGCAGTTGGAGTTGGTACAACTGCCTTTATGATGGATCTGTTTATTCCAGTAAATTCCTTCTTAAGACAGTCTCTCTATATGATAGATGCTAATGCTAGTGGAAGTATTACTACTGTTAGTACATTAACTACTGGTGATTACTTTGTGATTGACAATTCTAATGTTGGATCTTCTACTACATCTATAGTTTCACTCGCTAAGGATACGGGTGATACAGTTGGTACGGGAATATCCTTTATAGATAATGTATATCAAGTTTATAGTGCAGAAACTGTACAGGTAAATATTCTAGGTGTGGGTTATACCGATGTCAGAAGGATATTTACCGCCGTTAAAGACCCAATGCATTTTGGATCTACTTCGGGAATTACATCATCACCTAACTATGCAAATTATAGTTGGGGTCGTATTGATATGGTATCAAGAGGATTAACTACCTCTTATACTGCATATACTTCAAGTGGTGTTGTTGGTCTTTCCACTTCTGCAAGTGTAGAAAGATCTGCTTCAATGAAGTATAAAGGTTATAACGTTTAAATCCTTAATAAATAAATAAAAAGTTCCAAAAAATGGCCGCCATCATAACTGATCAGATTAGAATATTGAACGCTAAGAATTTTGTTGCGGGTGTGCAAACTAGCACTAATGCATATTATTCTTTTATTGGTCTACCCAATGCAACGGATATCCAAACTGATTGGGATACAGATCCCCCTTCTCCCAAAGATAATTTTGATGAGGAGAATAATTATTGGGATAGTATTATCGCTCTTAAAAAAATTACATCTACTGATGTAAGACAAGTGGTTCAAAAGAGAACATGGACATCTGGAACTACCTATGACATGTATCGTAGTGATTATAGTCGCACTAATACTGCAGCAGTTTCTGGCGCAACCAATCTTTATTCTGCAACTTTCTATGTAATTAATAGTGATTATAGAGTTTATGCTTGTCTGCAGAATGGAACTGACCCAGATAATCCAAATGGAAAACCATCTCTTGATGAACCAACCTTTACAGATCTAGAGCCAAGATCTGCTGGAACTAGTGGTGATGGTTATATTTGGAAGTATCTTTATACAATTAAACCAGGTGATATTGTAAAATTTGATTCTACTGATTTTATTCCTGTCCCTGATGCATGGGCAACAAATACTGATGACGCTGCTGTTAGAGATAATGCAGTTGATGGATCAATCAAGATTGTAACTATTACTGATAGGGGTGTTGGCGTTGGAACTGCCAACAGAACTTATAGTAGAGTTCCTATTAAAGGTGATGGTACTGGAGCAGAATGTACAATTGTTGTGAATAACGATCAGCAAGTAGAATCTGTAACCATCTCGAATCAAGGATCTGGATATACTTTTGGAAATGTAGACCTTGTTAATGGAGGTGTACCTACAGGATCAACTAGACCTACTTTTAACGTGGTTATGTCCCCTCCTGGTGGGCATGGTTCCGATATTTATAGTGAGTTAGGTGCATATAATGTTCTTATGTATTCTAGAATTGAGAATGATGTTGAGAATCCAGATTTTATAACAGGTAATCAAATCGCAAGAGTAGGTGTTGTTGAGAATCCTCAGGCATATGGTTCAAGTAGTCTTTTAACTTTGGATAAAGCAAGTGCTCTCCAAGCATTAAGATTAACTGGTACTGGATACAGTAGTGCTACTTTTACTGCTGATTCTTTTGTTACTCAAACTGTTTCAACAGGAACCACTGCTGTTGCTAGAGTTGTGAATTATGATCAAACAACTGGTGTATTAAAGTTATGGCAAGATAGAACCATGGCTGGATTTAATACAGTTGGTGCTGCTATTACTAATCCAACTTATGGTTTTGATCAGGTTGAGTTTACAAGTTCTCCTGGTACGGGTGGTAATTTAACTATTGTACCATCTACTGGTTCAAATTTAGCAATCAGTACACACTTCACAGGTATATCTACCGTAATAAATAATAGAACCTACTACCTTGGTCAATCATTTACTAATGGTATAGCGAACCCAGAGGCTAAAAAGTATTCTGGTAATATTATTTACATTGATAATCGCCCATCTATTACTAGATCGGCTAATCAAAAAGAAGACATAAAAGTCATTTTGCAGTTCTAAGAAATCATGCCACAGCAAACGAATTTAAACGTCGCACCATATTTTGATGACTTTGAAGCGTCTAATGATTTTCATAAGGTTTTATTTAAACCTGGATATCCTGTTCAAGCAAGGGAGTTAACTACTCTTCAATCTATACTGCAAAATCAGATTGAGAAGTTTGGTCAACACTTTTTTAAAGAGGGTGCAAAGGTAATTCCTGGAAATATTGGATATACTCAACTTTATTATTGTGTACAGTTAAATAATACATTTCAGGGAGTACCAGTTTCTGCATATGCAGATCAATTAGTTGGTACAAAAATTACTGGAAAGAATTCTGGTGTTAAGGCAGTTGTTGATAAAGTTTTATTATCAGATGATTCGGAAAGAGGAAATTTAACCCTTTATATAAGTTACTTAAATTCTAGTACAGTTAATAATTCTACCCAAACTTTTAGTGATGGTGAAGAAATAAGTTGTGATACTACTATTACTTCTGGTTTACTTGGAAATAATTCAATAGCCGCAGGGGATTCTCTTGCGGTAACTTTTGCAAATAATGCTTCTGCTACTGGATCTGCTTTCCAAATACAGGATGGTATATATTTTATTCGTGGAAATTTTGTTAATGTAGCAACTGAAACTCTTATTCTCGATCAATATTCTAATAAACCATCTTATCGTGTAGGTTTATTTGTAAATGAAGAAATTATTAATGCTGATATTGATGAATCTCTAAATGATAATTCTCAAGGATATAATAACTATTCCGCACCAGGTGCTGATAGGTTAAAGATTTCCACAAGTTTATTTAAAAAATCTTTAGATGATTTTGATGATAATAATTTTGTTGAACTTGCAACCATTGAGAATGGGGAATTACGTGCTTTAAAGAGAAATACTGAATATAATAATCTTGCTGATGAACTTGCTCGTAGAACATATGATGAATCTGGGGATTATTATGTAAAACCATTTGATATTACTGTATTAAATTCACTTAATGATAAGAAAGGAAATAGAGGTGTTTTTAAAGATGGTCAATTTACATATGGAGGAGAAACTCCAAGTGAAAGTTTAGCACTTTATAAAGTTTCACCAGGTAAGGCATATGTTAGAGGATATGAAATAGAGACTATTTCTCCTACTTTTATTGATGCAGAAAAACCAAGAACTACTAATACAGTAAAGGATAATGCTGTTCAGTACAATACTGGTCCTACTTTAAAATTAAACACAGTATATGGTAATCCTACAGTTGGAATTGGAAATACTTATGTTGTAAGTTTAAGAAGTCAGAGACAAAGTAATACTCAGACACAAGCTGTAGGTGATGAAGTTGGTCTTGCTAGGGTTTATGATTTTCGATTAGAATCTGGTTCTTATGATGCATCTAATGCAAATGTTAATGAATGGAATATATCTTTATATGATGTACAACTGGTTACAAACCTTACTGTAAATACTGCACAAACTCTTACTGTTCCTACGTATATTAAGGGTCAAAACAGTGGAGCAACAGGATTTTTGAAGGATGCTGTAACTGCAGGAACTGGAGTAACTGTTTATGATACAACTGGTAGTTTTATCCCTAATGAAAAACTCGATTTCTTAGGATCTCGTGGTGATAGTTATGGAAGTGCAACTGTTAAAAGTGTTGTTACTAAGACAATTTCTGATGTTAAATCAATTTATGGTTCATTAGATGGTACGATTGGTATTAATACTTTTAATGCTAATGTAATTCAGTCTACTAAGATTAATATTGGTGTTGCTACTCTTACCACTTATGCTGGTGGCATATCAACTATAACAAGTGCTAATCCAGCTCTGGTTGGTTTAACTACTGTAGGTGATCTTATTTCTTACAAAGGAGATTCAGCTGATCCAATTTATGGAAGAGTAACTGCAATTAATGATGGTAATATTAATGCTACTACTGTTACTGCTGTAACTGGAGTTAATGATGATCTTGGTGGAGATCTTCCTTATGGTGTTAGTCCTGGTAAATCCGTACCAGATTTAGTAGTATTACAAACTGCCCTTCAAAATTCTTCTGATAATACTCTTTATACAACACTTCCAAGATCTCCAATATCCAGTGTAGATCTAACAGATGCAACTCTTACTATTAGAAAAACATTTGATGTTCAAATTCTGAATAATCAAATAACTTCTGCTACCGTACCTACAGCAAGTACTAATGAAACTTTCTTACCTTTTGATGAGGAAAGATATTCTTTGGTTAGAGAAAATGGTAGTACAGAAACTTTGACTTCTGATAGAGTTGTTATCAGTACTGCTGGAGATACTTTCCAAGCTTATAATTTAGCAGATAATGGAAGTGCTGGTGTTGCAGAAAAGGCAACTCTTATTGCTACTTTAGAAAAAGTAAAACCAAAGGCAAAAGTAAAGGTACTTAATAGAGTTAATAGTGTTATTATTGACAAGTCAACATCTAAAGCATCTGGTACTGGTACTACTACTTTAAATGATGGTTTAACCTATGGAAATTATCCATATGGAACGAGAGTGCAAGATGAACTTATTTCTCTTAATACTCCAGATATTATAGAAATTCATGGTGTATATGAAGCAGCTGATGCTGATACTGGAAGTACATTATCTGCACCTAAGGTAACTCTTACTGAAATTACAAGTAATTCCACTACAACTGCCGAGTATATTATCGGTGAAGAAATTACAGGTCAAACAAGTGGTGCAGTTGCTATAGTTGCTGAGAAAGTTGCTAATTCAGCAAGTCAAATTGCTTACATTTATAAAAATGAAGAAAGATTTGTAGAAGGTGAAACAATTAAATCTGCAGAATCTAAATTAAATGCACAAATTGTAACTCTTACAACTCCTAGTTTTAATATAGGTTCTGGTTTCCAATTTAATACTGGTCAAGAAAAGACAATCTATGATGTTGGTACTATTACACGAAGAAGTGATGCCGATGCACCGAAGAAGAAGTTAAGGGTTTATTTCTCAAATGGATATTATGAAGCAACAGATGATGGGGATATTACAACAGCAAATTCCTATGATAACTTTGATTATGGTACACAAATAAGAAGTGTTGATAATATCAGAGATACTGATATTATTGATATTAGACCAAGAACAAGTACAGTTTCTTCTATATCAGAAGGAGATAGATCTCCTTTAGAATTCTATGGAAGATCCTTTGATGCGTCTGGAAATTCTGCTGCAAATATTCTTGCTTCTGATGAATCAATTTTAACAACATTCTCTTACTATCAGGGAAGAATTGATAGAATTTTCTTAACTAAAAATGGACAATTCCAGGTTAAATATGGTCAACCAGCTGATAGACCAGACCAACCTATTCATGTTGAGGAAGCAATAGAAATTGCTACTGTAAGTCTTCCACCATATCTCTTTACTCCTCAAGATGCTGATCTAAGATTTATGGAATATAAGAGATATCGCATGGCAGATATCCGAAAAATTGATAATAGGGTTAAGAGTCTTGAATATTATACTGCTCTTTCACTACTAGAAGCAAATACTGCTAATTTATTTGTTCCTGATGGTGATGGTTTAAACAGATTTAAATCTGGATTCTTTGTAGATAATTTTAGTAGTTTTAGACCACAAGAAGATAGAACTCCTCTTAAGAATAGTATTGATCCAAAAAATAAAGAACTTCGTCCAAGACATTATACAAATTCAGTTGATTTGATTTTTGGTCCAGTAGTTGATGTAGATGAGTCTGAGGATAAGAATTTTGCCACTATTGAAGGTAATAATGTAAGAAAAAATAATGATGTAGTAACTCTTGATTATTCAGAAGTTGAGTATATTAAACAGTCATTTGCTACTAGATCTGAAAGTGTAACTCCTTTCTTAATTAGTTTCTGGCAAGGAAGTATGGAATTAACTCCTGCTTCAGATACTTGGGTAGATACTGTAAGATTGGACGCTAAGATTATTAATATTGAAGGTAATTATGCTTCAACCATGGCCAATATGGCACAGAATGAAGGAGTTGATCCACAAACTGGATTAGGTCCACAGATTTGGGGATCATGGGAAACCACTTGGACTGGAACTACATCAACTAATGTACACACTCAAAGAGTAGAAATAAATGATATTGGTTACCAGGGTTGGATGGGTCAACCTGGTGGTGGTAGGAGATATGTTTATGGAGAATTGACTGATCAGGTTTGGGAAGAGACAGTCGCTGAAGTTACTGAAATTGGTATCGAAGCAAGATCAGGAACACAAATGAGTGTTACTGAGGTCTTTGATAATGAGTCTGTTGGTGATCGTGTTGTAAGTAGAGATCTTGTTGCTTACATGAGAGCAAGGAATATTTCTTTCGATGCAAAACGAATGAAACCATTAACTAGAATGTATGGTTTCTTTGATGGTGAAGATGTAACTAAGTATTGCGTTCCAAAACTTCTTGAAGTTACCATGGATTCTGGAACATTCCAAGTTGGAGAGACTGTTATTGGTCAAGTTCTCCAGACAGGATTGGGAGTACAGAATAATGATACTACTGCAAGTATTACTTTTAGAGTAGCACAACTGAATCATAAGGAAGGTCCCTATAATACTCCAACTAATGTTTATAGTGAAAGTCCTTATGACAATCAAGTAATAGGAGCTACTTATTCTTCTACATCAACTATTGTTAATGTAGATACATATTCACTTTCAGCAGAAGCTCAAGGAGAATGGGTTGGTTGGGTTCAGACTGGTATGATTCTTACTGGTAAGACTAGTGGTGCTCAAGCAACTATTAGTGATGTAAAATTGGTTTCTGACTTGGCTGCGGATATTCAAGGAAGTCTTTATCTCCCTAATCCAAATAATCTTAATCATCCTAGATTTGAAACTGGTACTAAGGTCTTTACTTTGGTTAACGATGAAAATAATGATCAAGATAATGCATCTACTATTGGTGAAGAAACATTTACTGCTTCAGGAACTCTTGAAACAGTTCAGGAAAATATTATTTCTGTTAGAAATGCTAGAGTTGAACAAAAACAATTATTCCAAGAACAGAATGTTAATAGAAGTCTAGGAACCCAAGTTATAGAATCTACTTTAATATCAGAAACTACTAGAGAAGGTGTTATTGGATGGTATGACCCTCTTGCTCAATCTTTCTTAGTTGAAGATACTACTGGGGTATTTTTAACTAGTTGTGATATCTTCTTTAGATCTAAAGATGATGGGGATGTACCATGTGTCTTCCAACTCAGAAGTATGAAGAATGGATTCCCAACACAACATATTCTTCCTTTCTCTGAGATTGTACTATCACCTGATGATATTCAAACATCTAGTGATGGATCTGTAGCAACTACTATTGAATTTAAAGCACCAGTTTATTGTGAACCTGGTCAAGAATATGCTATTGCATTAGCATCAAACTCAACGAAATATAGTGTCTACATTTCAAGGATTGGTGAGAATGATTTATTATCTCAAACTTATATTTCTAACCAACCTTATTTGGGATCTCTCTTTAAATCTCAAAACGCATCTACATGGGAACCAAGTCAATGGGAAGATCTTAAGTTTACTCTCTATAGAGCAGATTTCTTAGAAAGTGGAACTGTAGAAACTTACAACCCAGAACTTACAAAAGGTAATAATCAGATTGCTAAGTTACAAGCTAATCCTTTGAATCTAGGTTCTAGAAAGCAGAGGTTGGCACTTGATCAAGGAATTTCAGATGGTGATATTAGATTTGGTAATACTATAACTCAGACCGAATCCTTGGCATCTGCAAATTATGTTGGTTCTGCAGGTACTGCAACTGGTGATTTGGGTATATTAAATCCAGGTATTGGATATACTCCTTCTAGTGGTCAGGTTACTTATAGTGGAGTAAATCTAGTAACTATTACTGGTAATGGTCATGGTGCAACTGCTGATGTTACGATTGGTAGTGGAGTTATCGTTGCATCTGGTGCAACCATTGCTTCTGGTTCTGCTGGTGGTAATGGATACATGATTGGCGATGTGGTTGGTATTGATACTCTTGGTTCTGGACCATTTAAAAATATTGGTTCTAATGCAAGGTTGACTATTGCTGGTATAGGTAGTACTAGTGAATTGATTGTTGATAGTGTTCAAGGAACATTCCAGACAGGTGCTGGTTATACAATGACCTTTGTTAATAATGCTGGTATTACAACAGAACTAAACTGGACTTCTGGTGGTGGTGGAGTTCAACTTGATACTGTTGATACTGAATCTGATGGTTTACATATCAAGGTTAACCATAAGAATCATGGTATGTACTTTGATGATAATAAAGTTATTATCTCTGAAGTATTATCTGATGTTAAACCAACTAAATTAACTACCGCATATGATGTTGGTTCTACGGGAACTATATCGGTTCAAGATGCTTCAGAATTCTCAACCTTTGAACAAGTTGGTGTTGGTACTACTAATGTTGGATTTGTTCAAATTGGGGAAGAAGTTATTGAGTATACTAATGTTTCTGGTAATACAATTGGTGGAGAAATTACAAGAGGATCTAATCCTGCTTCTTATCCTGTAGGTACTCCAGTTTATAAGTATGAAATTGGTGGAGTTAATTTGAAGAGAGTTAACAAGACTCATACTTTATCCGATGTATCAAAAACAGATCCTATTACATTTGATTCATATTGTATTAAATTAGATATGTCTGAAATATTGAGTGTTGGAACTGAGACTCAGAATGTTAGTAGAGCTGTTGATCAAGGTTATGCCAAACTGTTTATAAATGATACAAAATCTGCTGGTGGATATAATGCTAGAGCGACTCAGAATATGCCTTTTGAAGTTATTACTCCAATGGTTCAGAATCTGGGTGTTCCTGGAACAACTCTTGAAGGAGAGATTAGGACTGTTACTTCTAAGAGTATTAGTGGTAATGAAATACCATGGGTTGATGTTGGATATGAGACTATTGCATTAAATCAGACTAATTATCTTGATACTGCAAGAATGATTGCATCCAAGGTTAATGCAGATAATAAATTAACTACATTACCTGGTAATAAGTCTTTCAGTATGAGGTTATTATTAGGAACAACAGATTCTCGTGTAACTCCTGTAATTGATGGTCAAAGACTAAGTGCTGTTCTTACATCAAGTAGAGTTAATAGTGTAATTTCAAATTATGCAACAGATGAAAGAGTGAATAGTCTCTTTACTGATCCAACTGCTTGCCAGTATGTATCTAAAGAAATTCAACTTGAAAACGGTGCATCTTCTTTGAAGATTTTAGTTGCTGCTCACATTAATAAGGATTGTGATATTAGAGCATTCTATGCAATTAATGACAAACCAGGACGTAAACCAATTTTTATACCTTTCCCTGGATATTCAAATCTGAATGATAGAGGTGAAGTTATTGCTATTGAGGATAATAATGGTGAGTCTGATAAGTATGTCACTAAGACAAATACTTATGGATTTACTCCAAAAGACTTACAATATAAAGATTATACCTTTACTGCTGACCCTCTTCCATCCTTTAGGACGTATAGAGTTAAGATTATTATGACATCTACTAATCAGGTTTATGTACCTAGAATGAAAGATCTTAGGGTACTCGCTCTTGCATAATATGGATTTTTATAAAGTAAAAGATCATAATGATCTAGTAAGAGATTCTAAAACTGGTGCAATATTGAATACTAATTCTTTAGATTATGATAAGTATGTTGCACAACGAAGTGCTAAAAGTGCAGAGCATGAAAAAACAGAAAACATTGAACAAGATCTTGCTAGTTTAAAAAATGAAATTAATGAGATTAAATCTTTACTTAAGGAGTTAGTATCACATGGCTAGTCAGACAATAGTATTTGACCCTACTGCTGGTGTACCTGTTGGTGCTAATTTATCCATATATGGTGGTTCTGGATTTAATGCTGATTTTAGTATAGTTGATACTGGAAGCGTTGCATATGATCTTACTGGATTTACTGGATCATCTCAGATTTCAAAGAGTGTTGCTGTTGGAGCAACTTTAGGTGTTAAAGGAACTTTTACTGTAGGATTTACAAGTGCTGCAGATGGAAAAATAAGAGTATCTTATGGAGCAACACAAACAGGAGAATTGAGTGCAGGAAGGTATGTGTATAATGTTTTAATAAGTACAGGAACAACAGTCTATAATATTATAGATGGTAATATTATGGTATATGCAGGTATTTCATCATCACCTGGTTCCGCTTAACTAAATATTATAGAGGTACTGTATAAATGGCACAAGCATCAACCA